TTAATTCATCCATAAAGTATTTGTACGCCAATAAGACATCACCAGGTTGTTTTCTTCTGATGTTTCTATTACTATATAGTATTTTATACTTCTTGTCTGATATTCCGTATTTTTCATCAAATTCTATCAATTTAACATTATCGTCTTTGATTTTACTAAAACGTCTTGATGATATTCCATGTGGCACAAACGTGGTTTGCCAATCCTCATAACCGTAAGGTTTTAATAATCTATTATTAATGCCATAAGTTTGTTTTGATATTGACATCAATAAATCAGAACTTCTGTAGTAATTCGTATTATATTGTGGATCTGGTAAATCATCCCATATGTTATAATAGAATATAGGCATGGTTTGTCTGATTTCTGCTTCCATACGATAGAACCAAATCCAAAATCTTGGATCCGTGTAATGAAGTATAGCGTCTGGTTTTTCAAGTGCCAACACTTCTCTTAAAACATCAGGATCTCCATACCCATCAACAGGATATATCTTCAAATAACCGTCTTTTATTCCTAATTCACTAAGACCTTGAGACATATCAACTATTTTACCCTTTTCAGGATGTTTTATAGCGCCTGCTATCTGAACCCAATCATATTCTTTTAAAGTTCCAAAAACAATATCCTTTGATACCGTGGCTACTCCACTATGCATTCTAATATCATCGGATAGTAATAGTATTTTTTTCTTCTTACTCATAATAACCTTTAATTTTTTGTTTTAAAACTGACTTCCACTCACATAGAGTTTGTCGTAAGTTTCAATATTCTCTCGAATATCGCTATCACTTATGTATTGATGTATAGACCTATTCACTAGCTTTTGTAAGTTCATAGACGAATTTACAGTTTTACTTTTAAAAGATTCGTAAAGATTTTGAATAACCTTTACCGATGTTAGTTTTATTTGTGTATTCTTCATATATATATAAATATATATATTTAATTAATAACGAGTGTTTTTTTTCCAAATTTTTTAGCATAATTAATCGTAGACATAGAACCCTTTGATTCCACACCTCTTGGTATGAATGCAACCACATATTTTGAATAGGCTGCTATTATTTTATTTCTAGCATAAAAGTTTTTCACACTATAAGGTCTGCCATAATCTTTTTGGTCTTTAGGACAATAGATATTCCAATTCTCATGAAACGGTGGAAACTCTTGATACTGTAATCCTAACTCTAAGGCATACTTTTTAGCATATCTATCGGCACCTGATTTACAACCACCACTTACTACTATCGTATCAGTTCCTTTCTCATTCTTTAACTTAAAGATAAATTCTTTGATTTTTCTTCGGTTCTCGTACTTACGACTACCGACAATTCCTACTCTTAAAGTATCTTTCCCCATTTACAATGCTCCGTTTCATAAAACTCACAGAATTTACAAGCTTTACCAGGTTTAGCTGGATAATTTCTATCGGTTTTATGATTTCCCTTTTCATCAAAAATAGCCTCACGAAATTCCGTGAAAGCCTTTACTGTTTTATTAATACTTGGTTTTCCATTAGATGGCTCAAACCTTTGAAGTCTGCTGATAGGAAAGTCACTTTTCTTAGCAATTTTCCTTTTCAGTATTAAAAATTCTACAGTTATCTTATCCAATGGTATGTTGAATTTTTCTGAATAAAATTGTTTGTAAAGTAATAATTGTGACTTTTTATAAAAATCTTTCTTTTGAAAATCTGTCCAACTTCTGGTCGATGTTTTCAAATCGATAATAGTTATTCTACCTGATATTTTATTTCTTATCACCACATCAAGGTAACTTTTTAATTGAACATTTTCTTGAAGATTCATAAAAATAGGCAACTCAATACCAACCAGCTCATAGTTCTTCTTCATAAAGTATTTACCACGATGTTTTCTAAAATGTTCTATTATAGCCATTCCATCTTGATAAAACTCAATCATTTCATCCTGAGTACATGGTAATGTTTCTTGATTGTTTTTTATCTTTTTAAACTCGTTCATCATTTCAGTTTTCAACATATTATTTAAATCTAGCGATTCAGCTGCCACAATAGACTTACCGTACATTTCTGTTAGATAAGTCTGAAGTGTAGTGTGCATAGCAGTTCCAAACAAAGTGTGTATATTGCCTGTGAATGTTCCTAATTTATCAATGTATCTAAGTTTCCACTTTAGATTACATTCGTTATAAGAAACAAATTGTGAGTGTGATACGTGTCCCATTATAATATTTCGTCAATTAACCCATATTCTAAACAAGTTTTAGCATCCCACATTAAGTCGTGTTTTAGTATTTTGTCTAATTTTTTCATAGGTAGTTTAGTGTATTTTTTATAAATGTCTTTTATTGTTTTCATCATCAAGTCTAAGTTTTTCTTCTCATCTTCAAAGTTACTATATGTTCCCCAAAAGGTGCTTGATAACTGATGAACCAACATATATGAATTTCTACTCATGTATCTTTTCTCACCAACAACAGTTAAGAATGTCGCAGCACTAGCAGAGAAACCATCGACATAAGTTTCAATTGGAACTTTACATCTTATCATCGTATCCATAGAAGCGATTCCACTAACAATAGTTCCACCACCTGAATTAATGTATATTTTAATTGGTGGTGGTAATATACCAAGAGTATTTGATAAAGTCAAGCTTTTTGCTTCTAACTCACCAATCTTTTTATTCAACTCAACACATGCATTTCTATTTACACCAGAGTAAAAGTATATTTTATTATCTTGTACCGATATATGTTTTTCATTTGCGGTATTAGAAGCTTTTCTTGGTGTCTTCTCTTTTTTAACTCCCCAATGTCCGTTCACTATTTACCCCACTTTCCACGGCCAACGATTGTAGCCATGATTCCATAATTACTAACATCTAAATACGCATCCTCTAACGGCTCATCTTTTACGGCAGAATCTCTACCAGTCATCAACAGAGTCTTTACCCTCTGTAACTTATCATTCATTCTAAACCAAAGACCTGTAAGAGATAACTTTATTTCTTCGGCATTTTTTAATTGTGTTCCAACCGAAATATTACCAGGACCATAATCGTGTTGTTTGTGAAGAAATAATTCGTATTGTTCTCGCTGTAACTTTCTAAATTCTGCTGTCATTACTGGCCATTCCTTTTCCATTAACGTGACAACATCTTTTGATTTGCTCATATAACTCCTATATTTTAATAAAATGTGACAATTGTAATATAATAATAATTACTGATAAAAACAAGCATATTATTGTTCTTGTATCAGGTAATTCATTTAACACCAACCAAGTTAAAACTCCAAACATCAAGGTTGATAGTCCAAATCCAACAGGTCTAACATACCAGTATTTTCCAAAATATTCATAGAACCAACGAGTGCTCCAATAAAACAAAACACTAATAGGAATACCACCAAGTATTATCCAATACCAATTTCTAGCCCATTCCCATTTGAATTGTGCTTGCATGTGAAACCAAGCTATGAAATTTCCAACTACAGAAAATGCAAAAGCCCAAAATAACTTACTCATCTAATTTTCATCTTTTTTATTTCCTTATCGGATTTTCCAAATTTCTTTACCAATAGTATCAAGTCTTCCTTAGACATTAATTTGTAATATTCCGATGCCTGTAATTTACTGACTTCAAAATATTCCATAATAAAAGGAACAACCATATCATTTGTTTTTTCTTTTTTACCACTCAAATACTTCAAATAAGTCTTTTTCTTTGGTAGTAAATTACAGTAAAACTGATATACTGATTTATGTGGCATTACTTCTATTGTATACTTTTGAAAGTAATTAACAAAAGGCAAGAAATCCTCTTGCATACTTAAATACCGATTGACCATAAAAGGGCTGAATTTTTTCTTGTCGGCATCAGAGAAAGTATTCCAATCTCGTTTACCGACAAAAAGTTCATCAATCCATTTAAATAAGTTCATCTAACTCCCCACCCATTGGCAATAACTCACCACAACTTCCACAATTGAATACCTGTATCGGTGCTATTACTTCTTTACCGTTTGGTGACAAGATTGCTGACATTTTCTTTATCACATATCCTTGTATGAAAATTTTATTTTCACATTTTTGACATGTCATAGTTTCAGCATCTTTTAAATCAATCTGTTGTTTAGGTTTTGGTATTGGTTTTTGTGGTCTCATATTCATGATAGCTTCCTTAATATACTAGATACGGTAGCAATAAAGTTAATCTCCTTATCCACCACCAATATGTCTTGATAAGCACCCTTTGATATTTCAGCAATAACATCAGGTATCTTATCACCTGTTATGTTTTCAACCTCATCATACAAGAATCTAAATAATTCAGTATAATCACTAAACCCACTATCAGCAATTAATTTACGAATTGTTCTGATATCTGTTTTGTTCTGAATCATTTCTAAAAACTGAAGTTTAAACTCATTATGTATCATCCCATCTTTATCAATCTTTAACTTACCATCAATTGACATTCTCTGTAGTTCATTAATCACCTTTCGTAAGTCAGGATAACCAGCAGTTACAACCAATGCCAAATCATCCAAGTCGAAAGAAATATTCTCTTTCTCAAGGATAGTTTTAGCATGAAGAGCAACCTCTTTCTTACTCGGTGGTATTATCTTATATGTCTGACATCGACTCTGTATAGGATCGATAATCTTTTCGACATAATTACAGGTCAAGATAAACCGACAATGAGCAGAAAAGGTTTCCATTAGGTTTCTCAATGCTGGTTGAGCAGAGTTTACATTTAAGTAATCAGCCTCATCCAATATCACAACCTTCATTGGTTTGAATCCAATAGAAGAAGCGAATGTCTTGAGCTTGTCTCTTACTAAGTCAATGTTTCTCTCATCCGATGCATTAATATACAGATAATCACACTCAACATGATTAACAATAATTTTAGCAAGTGTGGTCTTTCCACCGCCAGCTCTACCATAAAGTAATAAATGTGGGACATTTCCATCATCTAAGAACCTCTCTACTTTGTTTTTTAGGTGTTCGTTACCGACATAAGTCGATAAGTCTTGTGGTCGGTAACGCTCTACCCATAATCCATGTGAACTCATATCAGACCTGTTGTGAGACTAACCAATATTTCGCAACGAAGTCATCAATCTTAAATTCAATAAAGGCCAAACCCTTATCTGAAATTTGAAGAGTTGCTTTTGAACACTCTTTATTAGCACTCAAAACTTGACTAAATAAATTAGCATTAAAAGCAATAGAATCGGTTAATTGAACCGCTCCACTCTGCACATTAATACTAATACGATTTGAATTCATATCAGAGTATCCAATAACAAATTGAACTCCATTATCAGAGGATTTAACTGAAAATGTCTCCACATCAGATAAAGCACTTTTACCTTTAATAAAGGAAGTGATAAACTGAGAGTCAATATTAACCAATGTATTAAACTCGGGAACATTCTTTAATTCTGGCACATCAGGTATCACACCCACAGCAGCCAGTACATAATCAGCCGAAATAACCGAATCATTAAGATGAAAAGCAACAGGTTGTTCCTCATCTGATGGTGACTTGATTAATTCAAGGTCAATATTATCTGACAATGTACCCAACATCTTAGATAATAAAGGCGTGTCATAAACACCAACCTCAAAGTTAGGCAAGTTTTGTTTTGATAAAGTCAACTCACCCAAGAGACTTTTATCTGGCGAAATAAAACGAGTCGAAAGGGAATCACCATTTGAAACCCATTTGACAGAATTTACATTTCCACCAAGATTGTATTTTTGGATAAAAGTATCCAGTGTTATTTTATTCATAGTTTCTCCATGTTATGATTTAATTTAATACTTTTTAATGTAAAAGTCAATCAAAAAAACCTTTCGATTGAAACTTTTTTATCTACAGGCATATCCCAAGACATAGCATCATAAAACATCTGTATCTTCTTGTTCAATGCCTTATCGAATAACTTATCTCTATCAACATACTGATTGATAAAATCTATAATTTGTTTAGGATCATCATATCCTTTGTAAGCAATTCCATCTATCTTCAAAGGATTCTCTTTTAAGTAAACCCAACGAACTTTGTTACCGTTAGTTATTGGTTCATGGTTGGTAGCCTTGAAATGTTTTAACAAGTCATTATATATCACCGAAGCTTTCGTGTGAACAGGTGCTCCCTTTTCCATCTCGGTAAACATTGACTTACCACCAAACCCACCTTTGGTATTTTTCTTAGTATATTTTTTAATACCCTTGACACCAGTAGGAAGAGCAATCTTATCTAACTCTTCGGTTTGTAAGTTTTTTTTGAACTTCAATATGAACTCATCAATACTTTCCTTACCCACTTTAGCCAGTATAGCTTTCAACACCTTTGTCATGAAATCTCTAAATGCTGGTGGGAATGAACTTCTGACAATATCCAACCCCTTAACATCAAGTTTCTCACAAGGCGTACCACCATCGTTAATAATCCATTGACCATATCTTTTCTTAGTAACCCAAAAAGCAGACTTAGCAATCACCTCTTGTTTGATATCAAACCGATGGTCTCCTTGAATATTTAGAAATTTACTACTGAAAAAATTGTATGATTTGTTGATGTAATCTTGAACCTCGGAGGCAATATCCAAGATTTGCTCGGTCATGAACTTGTCATCTTTGACATCAGCGTTTGGATGTCTGTTTTGAACAAGTGGAAGAGCAGAGTAGAAAACCGAGTCCGTATCCGTATAAATACAATAGTCTTTATCTGTTTTTAGTATTTTATTGTAGTAACTATTAGCAATCTTCTCCGTGAATTGTATCAGCTTTTGGCCAGTAGTCGTTGTTCCTTCCGCATTATCAATATCATAAAATCTAAACACCGTCAATCCCAAAACACCATACAGACTATTCAAAAGAATCTTTTGTACCAACTGTCTTCTATCAAAATATCCATGTAGTTCATCATTACCCTCTTGTCCGTATTTCTTCGCCAGTTTCCTATACTCTACTCTTTCATTAAACCATTTCTCAAGTATTGCTGGTATAACACCCTTTTGTTTGAGGTCATATAATACACCATTTGATGAAATGGACACTTTATTTTTATTAAAAAAATCTTTTAGTTCTCCACTTGTAAAGGTACGAATAACCTTTTTACCCTTGTTGACAGAGTAGTGTTTATCCACACCTTTAATAAATTCTTCCGCATCCCATCCATTTATCTTACCTATCTTGGTTTCTGGCGACATATTCAAAGACATAATGATACTTGGATACATAGAAGTTAAATCCAAATCAAAAACCCAATCATAACGACCTGGATTTGGTGATTTAACATAAGCACCAGCAAACCTACCTTCCGAACCATCATAACTAGCAGTAGGTAGTTTACTTGGAGCAACTAAACCTAAACTACGAAGATATACTAACATCGCACCTTCAATATACCGAGAACTAAAGTAAACCTCTTCGTAAGGTATCCTACCTAAATGTGACACAGCACGAGCCAAGTCCAATAGTTTGAACTTTTGGTCAAGTGCTTTAACTATCTCAACATCATTCAAGTTATACTCAATAAACTTATCAATGTCATCTCTGTATAAATCATCTAAAGTTCCCTCATACTCGACCTTTCCGATACCAACCTCAATCGTTCCAATATGGTCTAATCGATAACTCGATTGTTGAGTATAAGTGAACTTTCTGTACAAATCCATATAATCCAAACTACTGACACCCGCAATACGATACATTTTCTTGTTTGGATTATACTTTACTATTTGAATAGGAGAAAGAGCGTTGGCAAACTCCTCACCTAAAACTTTTGAAATACGATTATATAAATAAGGGATGTCAAAACCGTTCGTGTTCCAACCAGTAATACAAGTTGGTTGTACCTTTATCCAATATCTTAAAAACTCCTTTAATAATTCACTCTCTGTAGAATAAAAACGAATGTCTACCTCGTCTTTAATATTATTTTTACCATCCCCTAAAACATACACACGATATTTTCCATCGTGTTTTGTATACATAGCAACTGAGGTTACTTTGTTTTGTGCCTTGGATGGTTCAGGAAAACCATCAGTAACTTCTACCTCGATATCAAAAAATAATTCTCTGTGGTCTTTTGATGGCTCATCTGAATCCTCATATCTATCTAACAAAATACGAGTGTCCAATGGAATATCTGATTCAAATACACGACCAGTTTTAAAATCTTCTTCCGTCCAATAAGTAACTTTTTTTAGCTTGTCACCATAAATAGATTGGTATTGTCCACCACCATCACGAACATATGCGTAATTCTTAAATATAAAATTCTGATAACCAGCAACATCATCCCAAAGATGAACTTCTACTTGATTACCACCCCTTTTTTCACACCAAATATTTTGATACATTTAGATTATAACTTCCCCATTTTCATACCTTAATATACACAAAAAACCCTATATAAGTCAAGGGTTTTTTTGAAAAAAAGGGGACTTTTTCAAGCCCCCTAATTTTACCATCTTAGAAATTAACAGTTAGTCCTAAGTTGTAGTATCTTGGTGTACCCAAGAATACTTCAGCATTATGAGCCAAGTGAAGTTTATCACCGTACCCATTGTACTTACTGTTATCAACTGCATCTTGAACATAAATGTTATCAAGAGCATTAAAGACATGACCATGTAAAGTCAAGTCTAAACCAGCAATCTCTGGAAGATTATATGATAAGTGTAGGTCGAGTTTGTTATAGCTAGGAGCTTTCCAAACTTGTGCTCTATCCTCATCACCAGTTACTTC